ATCTTTTTGATGCGCACAATGAGATCCGTTTTATTGATGGAACGGAGTTTAATCTTTGGGTACGTGGTGGCAGTATTAACCCAAGCTCGAAACTCTAGTTCACCAAAAGAATCTCCATCGAATACTCCTCCAAAGTCCGGAGGCGTTTGAGTATCAAAAATTATCTTATTCATTCTCTGAAAAGGTTAATGTACTCTCTAGATCTCCTCTCCCATTCTATCTCGAATTGCTCCATCAATATGGCATATTTGAATTTATTGTAGAAGTAATTGAGTATGAGCGCGGTAATCATTCCAAGTGCAAAGTTCATAATTGTATCTCTATTTTATTGTTTTTGTGATGGATGATATATCCCAAATCGGTCAACACATAGGCATCCTTAATAGATATATCCTCTAGTGTTACGGAGGGGTAATTCTTTCCGTATGCCTTAGCTATTTTCTCCCTTATCTCTTCGGAGAGAGGGGTATGGTAGGTGATATGTCTAAATTCTGTGTACGTCATAAGCAAAACCGAGAGAGCCGAAGCTCTCCCAGATCATCATACAGTTCCCAACTTCCGGATTTTCCGGAAAAAACTTCCGGATTTTCCGGAAAAAGCCTAGAGCCGTTCAAAACCCTAGACATACGTTTAGTCAATATACTTTTTAATGTACTCCTTTATAAGCCATTTCATTGTACGCCCTTCTTTTTTAGCCTTCTGTAAAAACGCCTCTTTCAATTTCGGATCAACTTCTATTGTTATTCTTACTTTTTCCATTTGTATCATTATTTATGGTTCGAGGGCATGATAAATAATTTTGTGTTTATTGTCAAACTTTTTATATTTGATTGTCAACGTTAAACAAAACAGAAATACAATGAATCATTACGAATTATTGAACAGTTACCAGGAGGGCGATATAAAGGCCTCCAAAGCATACATCCAACTGCGAGCATTAAAGAGCGAGCTGGAGGAAGTCATCAAAGAGGTAGAGGATGGCTTAGTGGATGAGATTACAAGAATGGGCAACGAGGATTTAGTTGTCGATGGCTACAAAATCTCCCACATGAAAGGCCGTACATCCCTAGACTATAAAGTGAGCGATGTATGGAACGAATACCAAGCATCCCTTAAGTTAGTAGAGGAGAAGCTCAAGCAAGCCACAAAGCTAAAGGTTGATATAGTCGATCCTGAAAGTGGCGAAGTATATGAGCCTCTGCCGGTGCGACATGGGAAGGGGTACATCAAAATGGAGAGAGCAAGAATATGAGCATCTATAAAAAGCTATTCAAGATTACAAGCACGATGAACAAAATGAGGAAGGATTCAACCAATCCCTTTTTCAATAGCAAGTACTTCGATGTAAATCAGTTAATTGAGGCGGTCCGGCCGGCGCTTATCGCGGAGGATTTGCTTTTATTGCAACCCATTGAGAACGGCGCAGTAGGTACAAGAATCGTTGATGTTGACTCGGGAGATTCGGTGGAGGCTTTTATACCTCTGCCGGATTTGTCCGATCCACAGAAAATAGGTTCGGCCGTTACTTATTACCGGAGATATACGCTCCAGTCGCTTCTAGGGATAGAGGCGGAGGATGATGATGGTAACCTAGCCTCACACGGCGCTCGTAAGCCACAAGCTAAAAATACCAAGTCTGATGATGACGATAAGGTATGGCTCAATGAAGGGATGCCGGAATGGGAGAAAGCGGAGGAATGGGTAAGGGATGGAGGCAATCCAAAACGACTCCGCGACAAATACAAAGTCAACAAACAGAACTTTGATTACTTTTTATCAATAGCTAAATAATAACCGGAGGCTTCGGCCTCCATAAATCAAGGACAAAAAAATGAGTATAAATTGGGAACTCATAAATCCAAATAAAAACAGAAAAAGACGCGGATGTGATGGAGTCGTAAGTTTCGGCACATCTAACAAAGGCAACGCAACTTACTATCTTAGCTTTTATCAAAGCGGATATGAGAAGCTAAACAATGCCAAAAAAATATCTTTAGGTTTCAATGAAACAAAGGTATATGTAACTAATAAAACAACGCCGAAAATGTTTACCGTTACTCCAACCGGAAAGAGCGGAAACATTAATAATAAAACGGTATGCGAAAAGGTTATCGAATACCTAACTAATGAAGCGCCGGAGATGGATGGACATACAATGGTATATATTGATTTAGTTCGTCAAAAAGCCGATCCGGATATTTATGAGATTGTGTTACATCAATCAACCGATGAGTATGGCTTCCTTGTATGAGGCTAGTTAAAACATCAATGGGATTATCTCCACATACTGATGAGGATGCGATTGAGTTGCGCCGAGTTGGTATTGGAGATATACTCCAGGCCAAAGCATTAGATCAAAGGAACGTTCAACATCATCGTAAATTCTTTGCTCTTATAAGAGTCGTATATGATAATATGCCGGAGCAATTCGATAGGCATTTCCCAACGCAAGACGATTTAAGACATGAACTCATTAAGAGGGCAGGCTTTTACAAGGAGTACATCGATCTAAAGGGAAACAAGCAATACCGAGCCGAGAGTATATCATTTGACAGTATGGGCCAAAAGAGATTCGATGAGTTATACAATAAAGTGTTGGATGTAGTAGTCCAATGGTTTCTCTTTGATAGGGATGTTTTAGAGGGTGAAATTATGCAATTTGCAGATTAAACCGTATATTTAAACGTTAATTTTAATTACGGATAAGACTTCGGCTAGTGCAGTTGGCTAAACTCTTGTCCTTTCCAATGAGGGAATGCTTGGCTAGTTACTGCACAACTGCCGGGTATTCCCTTTTTTTATAGATATGAAACAACCAAAAGGATGGATTAAATTACATAGACAATTTTTAGAATGGGAATGGTACGATGAGCCGAATTGCCTCCGCGTTTTTCTCCATTGTTTACTAAGGGCCAACCATAAGGACAATAAATATCGAGGCGATTTAATCAAGAGAGGAACGTTTGTAACTAGCCTGGATGTGTTGGCTTTTGAGTTAAAAATGGGAAAGCAGTCTTTAAGAACGGCGCTAGGTAAATTAAAAAAGACCGGAGAAATTAACACGCAAACTAACACGCGAGGAACTCTTGTAATCATTTGCAATTACGATACTTATCAAAGCGATGCGGAGGAAACTAACACGCCATCTAACACGCAACTAACACGCGACCAACATACGACTAACACGCAACTAACAACTAACAAGAATGATAAGAATGTAAATAATGCTAATAATGACAAGAATAATATATATACGTTCGATTTGTTTTGGGATGCTTACGGTAAAAAAGTGGATAGGAAAAAATGTGAGAGTAAGTGGAACAATTTACCACAAAAGGATAAGGCCCTCATCTTAGAGTTTATCCCTATTTACCAAGCCCATCAACCGGAGGAGCAATACCGGAAAAATCCCTATACTTTCCTCAACTCCGAAATATGGACAGAGGACTGGAACAACTATCAACCAAAAGAACAATACAATGACTCAAGCAATGACTTCTATCAACAACTCTCCGAACTCGAACGAATCAATGAAGTACAACGACACAATGAGCCGGAGGGAACTTCTCCAGTCAACATTTACCAACTTCGAGGCCGATAAGGATTTACTTACTAGCATATATCAATTACACGAATATCTCGGAGCGACTAAAAACCTTCCAACTCATCACGATAAAAAGCAACAAACGGCTATCCGAGCGGAGTACTTCAACCAATGGATGATCCATACCATCATCAAGAACAACCGACTCCCATTAGACGTACCTATCGGATTTATCTTTGTAGAGTTTGCCAATGGCCTAGTATCCGGCCAATACGAGAGGAAAGGAAATAACATCGCAACCTTTGTAGAGGCGATGAGCAAAGCCGTTGATGACATAGTAAGAGAGTGGAACAAGAGAAACGAGCCGTTGAAGCTACCGGAGAAAAAAGGAACGAAACTCGAGAGCCTCCCGGATCACACGATAAGAGATTTATTTCAGACGATACAAATGATAGGAGGCGTACAATTCAATCCTTTATTCCAAAATAGCAAAGCGGAATCGTATTTTAATCGGCTTAAATTGGAGTATGAGGCACGATTTGAAAAATAATTGCACTTTTTTTTGTTAATATATTGACAATGAATTATCAATGTTGTATATTTATATCAAGTTAAACATCAACAAATACACGATACAATGACACAAACAGAATACAACGAAATGACAAAACAGTTTTTTAACGAGTATGTAAAAGAATTGAAAGACTTTTACAAGAAGTACAATAATGAGATTTACTCTGTATGGAAGTCAATGGGTTTCACTTTTGAAATGTGGGAAAACGACAGAGAGTTTAAAATTGCCTTCATAGCAAAAATAAAAATAATGATGGAGCGAAACCCCGAAGTATTTCAAGCATAACAACCGGGAGGCTTCGGCCTCCCTTAATTACACTACTATGATATTATTAACAAGCATTCAGCACGTACTAGACGAATCAGATATGACAATATATCCGGCAGGATTAGCAGGAGAGCCTATTGTTTCAATGGGTAAAGATTGGAGAGATTTAGAGGCGGAGCATTGGGAGAACATATCGGGTAAAGATCAATCTACTATTTTTTATCACGATGCAATGTTAGAGCTTCATATCGAGTTTGAAAGCAAGCGCCGAGAACTCAAAAGAAGATGGAGGATAGAATGATTTCAATGCAAGTAAAAGACATACCAATGCCAAACGGCCTCCGCTATTGTGCGGTGTGCCGATACGATGGGAATGAGAATACTTTTTCATACTATTCGGTAAATCACGAAACCAAACGCGGATTTATCAAGCGAATAAAGAACACAATCAAACACGAATTTAACGAAAAACCGGAGGTATTATGAAAGCACTTTTAGGGATATTATTTTTAATTACAATCGCTATTGATACGCATACCATTGCGCACATGATGATACAACTATCATTCATTTTTATCATCTCGATGTCATTTCTAGCATACGAAAAGAGAGAGCGCCGAATCCACAAATTGAAGGAGGATGTATGGAAGAGATAAAATGCGAATGCTCCGATGAGGTACTAGAGATAAAAGACTTACAAATTGAGGACAATTCGTTCTCTGATGGCTTCGGTACTGTAACCGATGTACAAGTCGTATGCCCTAATTGCGGTGCGCCTATGGGCGAATTTGCAAGCCTAGACGATGTGATAGAGGCTAGGAGTGAGTGGTAATTCATTCACTAACAATCAAAACAATAACTAATGAATGAAAAAATAAACGACAAGTATATTGCGCAAAAAACTTGACTACAATATGCACAACAAAAACCCTGAAATCTGCACAATGAAAACAAAATCGGAAGAAATCCAATTACGTACCCTTTCCTTACCAAAATATGTTGGAAGTTATAGTATAGGTAAAGGAGAAGATTGGTTACACATAAATTTTACCCACAAACCAAATTGGTTTCATCGTACTATGATGAAGATTTGTTTTGGTATAATTTGGGTTGATAATTCAAATAGGTAAACTAATAGTTTACTTAAAGGAGAAAAAACAATGACACAAGCAATGAAAGAAGAGCAAGAGGCATGGGATTGGCTACAAAATCAAAACCTTACAAGAGTAATGCAAAAAACCGGAGTAACTATGAGCCGATTGCATTATTTTAGATCCGGTAAAGCAAAGTACGCAAGTTTTCAAGTGGTGAGAGCCGTAATGTTACTGATGGAGAAGGAGAAATGAGTTATTTCAAATTAACCGAGTTTATAAAAGATGAGCAACTCGATCATCCACAAATAGCGGATAGAAACATCATCCCAAAGATTAAAACTTGGATTGATGAGCTTAACAAGGTGCGCTCTCTAGTAGGCTTCCCCATTAAGATTACCGACTCCGTTCGATTTGGGCAAGGTACAAGCCAACACTATTTTAACGGCGCAGGAGCAATAGACTTGAGGCCATCACTCACAAACTACGATACATTCAACCGGTTACTCTTGGCCCTATACGCAAACCCAAACATCAACCGTATATGTTACTATCCGCCAGGAGAACTCTTTCCTCATGGAGGCTTTCACATCGACAAGAAACACAGAGGCAAGCATCTATTTATTTCCAATCGGGATAAGGTAGAATGGGAGCATATCGAATTATACGAGATTGTTAAAATCATAGAATAGACTTTCGATAAATTGTAAAAAGTTGTAAATTTGTATAAAACAACTTCACTATGCAAATAATCGACTCCAAAGCAATTTTCGGTATATTCGGCACAATCACAACTTGGATGATTTCTCTCATCGAGGGAAGTCTAGCGGAAACAATAATCGTCAACCCATCCATCGTATCGGCAACGGCCGTTGCGGTGTATATGCTAGTGAAGGCATACAATGAATACAAAAAAGGCAAAATTGAACGCGGAGAGATGTGAGTATTGCCAACCTCACTATCCTTGCGATAACGCTTGTTTTATAGACTTCCGATCAAACCTCAAGAAAGTACCGGAAACTCCTCTCCCTCCCATCAAGCGTTCACTAGTTTACAAAGCCAAAGAGAAACTCTCCAATATCAATCCATTCCAAAAATTAGTATATTTCCTCATAACAACAATCGCAACGGCTCTCGGGATAAATCTTGCGGGCATAAGACAATTACTCGAAATGGAATTTACAGAACTCACTATCGTACAATTTGCAATCTATGTCATTGGCCTTGTAGGAATGTTCGCTCTAGGCCTACTCAAAACCGGGCCGGGTATCAAATCCAAACTCAATGTTTTAGTTGAGTACCTATCCGAAGAACTCATCAAAGCAACGGATGAGGCAAGCGATGCCGGTCAAAAGATAACCAAAGCCGAAATCCTCTCTATTGTTGAGGGTGCAGTAAAAGCCGTTTTTAAATGAAAATCGTTGAGCGCGATATACGCGATTTAATACCGGCAGAATACAATCCGCGACAATTAAGCAATGAGCAAGCTACTCACCTGGAGGCATCCCTTAAAAGATTCGGCGCGGTAGATCCGGCCATTATCAATATCCATCCGGATAGAAAGAATATCATTATTGGAGGCCATCAAAGACTCAAGACGGCGCAACGCTTAGGATGGGAAACATTCCCTTGCGTGGAGTTAGAGCTTGATAAGGAAAAAGAGAGAGAATTAAACATCCGACTCAATAAAAATACCGGTGGATGGGATTGGGAAAGCCTATCAACATATTTTGAGGTTGAGGAATTGACCGACTGGGGTTTCACGGATAAAGAGTTGTTTGCATATAGCGAGGATGAATTTGGAGAGGAGTTTGATTTACCAGATGGAGACAAAGAACCATTTCAACAAATGACTTTTACGCTTGCAGATAATCAAGCCGAATTATTATCGGAGGCTTTATCAGATGTAAAAAAATTAGAGGAGTTTAAATATGTTGAAACTTTTGGCAATGAAAACGGAAACGGCAACGCTTTATATTTAATTATATCACAATGGGCAGAGCGAAGGAAATAAGAGTTAAAGTAATTCCATCAAAAATTGCTAATGAATTTGTAAAAAAATGGCATTATTCAGGAAAGGTTGTTCAGAATAGTAAACTACATTTTGGAGCATTTTTAGATGGAGCGCTTCATGGAGTTATGAGTTTTGGTAGCCCATTAGATAAATCAAAAGTTTTAAATTTAGTTGATGGCACAAATTGGAATGAAATGCTCGAATTAAATCGAATGGCCTTTGATGATTATTTACCAAAAAATTCCGAAAGCAGATGTATATCAATATCATTTAAATTGATTAAAAAGAACGCTCCTCATATAAAATGGGTTCTATCTTTTAGCGATGGAGTTTTATGTGGAGATGGCACAATTTACAGAGCAAGCGGTTTTTTTTTAACACAAATAAATAATAAAACAGAAAATTGGGAATTACCTAATAAACAAGTAGTTCAAGCGTGTACATTAAGACAAAGCGGTTATACAAGTTGGCTTAAACCATTTATATCAAAACAAAAATTTGATGAAATAAGAAATGGGTCAACAAGTTCAAAAAGAATAATGGACTTTATAGGTGCTAAAAAATTACAAGGAAACCAACTTAGATACATTTACCTAATCGACAAATCGTGCAAAATAACCGTTCCGATTTTATCGTTTAGCAAAATAGATGAAATGGGTGCAGGTATGTATAAAGGAGAAAAAATTACTATATTAGAACGACAACAAGCGCCGGAAGTGTAATGGTTGCACGTTCGACAATCCAGTCGAAAGGAGAGGTTCGATCCCATCTCGGCGCTCTATTATGGCATACAAAACAGAAAAATTATTTGAACAAGCGATTGAGGCAATAGATCAAAACAATCTATTCTTTGTCGAGGATGTTGTGGCTTATTTGGGTATTGCAAAACCAACCTTTTACGATCATTTCCCGATTGACTCTAACGAAATGAACGCTATAAAAGAAAAGCTCAACAAGAACGCGATGCGTACAAAGGTATCTATCCGTTCAAAGCTACATCAAAGCAAATCACCGGCCGGACTCCTGGCTCTTTATAAGCTACTAGCAACCAATGACGAGAGAAAGGCGCTAGCAATGGAATACCGAGAACACAGTGGAGAGGTTAAACTCCCAAAATTGGAGGTTGTATATGGCAAAGTTTCAGATGAGGATAAACGAGAAAGTTCATCAAAGCCTCCTCAAAAATAAGCCCATCAACGTACAACAAGGCGGAAGTAATTCGGGAAAAACTTACACGATACTTCAGCATCTACTCATTCTAGGAGCAACCCAAGAGAAGGAAGTTATCACAGTAATTGCAGAGGATGTACCAAATCTAAAGTCCGGCGCTTATCGAGATACAAAGACAATACTCGCCAACACTCCTGAGTTAAAACTATATTGGCCGTATGAAAATAAATCCGATCGTATCTTTGAATCCGTTTCCGGCTCGATAATAGAGTTTAAGTCATTCCAGGATGAGTACGATGCTCGAAGTGGTAAGAGGACAATCGCATTCTTTAACGAGGCCAACGCGATTAAGTACGGTATATTTGAGCAAATCAACATAAGGACTACAAAGCAAACAATACTAGACTTTAACCCATCGGCTCGATTTTGGGCGCACGATAAACTACAAGGCCGAGATGATGTTGAGTGGAATGTAACAACGTTCCGGGATAACGAGTTTATTGCGCCGGCCATCAAAGATAAGATATTATCCTATGAGCCAACTCCCGATAATATCAAGAGAGGTACGGCTAACGAATACCGGTGGAAAGTGTACGGAATGGGTGAAGTAGGAAGGCTCGAAGGACTTATCTTTCCCAACTTTCAAACCTCGAGCGAATGGCCGGAGGAGTACAAGTGGAGAGTATTTGGGATGGACTTTGGTTTTACAAATGATCCCACAACGCTAATCGAAGTCCGGCTCTCTGGAGGCAAGTTATATGTCAAGGAGCATATTTACCGGAAAGGACTCACCAACCAAGATATTAGTCGTTTGATTAAGGACTTAGGCATAACGGATCAAATAATAGCGGATAGCGCCGAGCCTAAAAGCATCGAGGAGCTAAAGAGGGAGGGAATATGGGTATCTCCAGCGCAAAAGGGTAGAGATTCGATTATGTACGGCATTCAGCGAATGAATGAATATCCGATTGTGGTACATACATCAAGTAAGAATCTTATTGAGGAATTTTCTTCGTATATTTGGGCTAAGGATAGGCATGGCGTATCAACCAATAAACCGATAGACGATTTTAATCATGGCATCGATGCAATTAGGTATTGTTTGACCGATAAGCTCCGGAGAAAAAAGCTAGAATTTGATTTGATATAGATCATTGTATCTTCTGTTTGTTACATAGGTTTTGACCGGCTTATGTTTC